TGGCGAAGTCCACGCTGCGCCGCGCGCTGAAAAAGGCGGCCGTGGTCATGGTGGAGCGTGGCGCGTCCATGGCCCCCACGCCCGAACTGAAGGTGCGCATGACGAACAGCGACCGCCTGTCGCGCCGCCAGCGCGCGCAGACCGGCCGCCAGACCCGCGCCACGTCCGGCACCTATGTGGTGACCACCTTTGTGGGCGAGCGCCCGCACGCGTTGGCGCACCTGTTTGAGTTTGGGTCTTCGCCCCGTTACACGACCGGCGGCGGCGACGCGCGCGGCAAGAAAGGCCGGACGGCGCGGGACAAGGGCATGGGCGGGGCTTATCGTGGCATCATGCCCATGCAGCCGTTCATGCGCCCCGCCTTCGACCAGACCGCGCCCCAGGTCATCAATGACTTTGGGCGCATCCTGGGCCGTGAGATTGAGGCCAGCGCGCGGCGGCTGGCGAAGCGAAAGGCCAAGCGCGCCAGCGCCGGGGCCGTGTCTGCGAACCGGAGCGTTTAAACAATGTCCACCATGGAAGACGCCCTTTACGCGCTGGTGACTTCGGACCCGGCCGTGACCGCCATTCAGGGGGACCGCCTGTATCCTATCGACTTCCCCCAGGCCCCCACCTATCCGGCTTCGCTGTACGCTGTCCCGTCCCGCCTGCACGCCTACCACTTCGGCGGCAGCAGCAACTTCCGCCGCGCCCGCGTGCAGTTCGACGTGTACGCGGAGACGTGGGACGAATGCGTGGCCCTGGGCGACGCGCTGATTGAATGCCTGGGGGCTTACAAGGGTCAGGTGCCTGTGGAAGGCGGCCAGCCTGTGGAAGTACAGGGGATTTTCTGCACTATTGACCGCGACGCGACCGAATCAGGCACGGCCCTGTCCAGCCCTTCTAAGGTGCGTCGTCGTCTGATTGAGTTCGCCGTGGTGGCGTAACACTGGAAAGGAAAGAGGACACAGCTATGGCTGAAACCAAAGCACGGATCGGCTTCGGCGCGACCGTCCACGTGGAGGCTTCCCCGTTCGGGGCCGCTTCCGCGCCGCTTATCGCCGCCATGACGAAGGTGGGCGAAATCATCACGGTGTCGGAGCCTTCGCGCACGAAGGACACCGTGGACGCCACGAACATGGACTCGCCGGATCGCTACCGCGAGTTCATTTCTGGCCTGAAGGACGGCGGCGAAGTCCCGCTTGAGTTCAACCGCATTCAGGACGACGACGGGCAGGCCCTGCTGGAAGAGGCGTTCGAATATGACGGCGCAATCTATGTCGCCATCACCATTCCGACCGTCCCGCCCGTCCGCTGGATGGTGCGCGGCATCGTGACGAACCGCGAGGGCGAAACCCCGCTGGACGACAAGATGACCGCCAACGCCACCCTGAAGGTGACGGGCAAGCCGTCCCTGGCCCCGGTGGTCTAAGCCGATGGCCACGAAAGAGTCCCAACGCCAAACCGTCACCGTCGGCGGAAAAACCCGCGTTCTGGTCTTCGATTACGCCGCGCTGTGCGAACTGTGCGACGCCATCGGGGCCACGGTCAGCAACATGCAGGAAGCCATGGCGAACCTTCGGGTGGGTCAGATGCACCTGCTGCTGTGGGCCGGTCTGCTGGACGGCGAACCCGGCCTGACGCCGGATGCGGTGAAGGCCATGCTGAAGGGGGAAACCATCCCTGACGCGCAAGCCATCATCGGCACGGCCGGGGAAGCCCTGAACGCGGCCATGGTCCGCCCGAAGGCGAAGGGAGACGGCGACGACAAGCCGTCGGACCCTCCGAAGCCGACGGCGGACCAGTCACCTGGGACGACCTCCTAACGGAGGCCGCCGCCGTCGGCATTCAACCGCCGACGTTCTGGAAGCTGACGCCTCGCGAGTTCGCGGCGGTACTGGATGGCCAGCGCCGCCGCGAACTTCGGGACTTCAGCGTGGGCATGGCCCTGGCGTGGCACCAAGCGGCGTTCGCCCGCGCCAAGAAAATGCCCGACCTCGACAAGATTCAGCGCGCCATAACCGGCAAACTGAAGCCAAGCCGCCCGCAGACCCCCAAGGAACTGCTGGCGGCCATTCGTAAGTGGAACCGCGAACTTGGGGGGGAAGATCACCTGCCCCCAGGCTTCGGAGAGGAAGAGGAATAGCCAATGTCGGCCGTCATCGGTGCCCTTCGCGCAGACCTGTCCGCGTCCATCGCTGACTTCGCGTCCGGGTTCAGCAAGGCGGCCGATCAGGTCAAATCCTTCAGCGACAAGTTCCAGAAGGCGGGCAAGTCCATGCAGGACTTCGGGGGCAATATGTCCCTGTGGGTGTCCGCGCCTCTGGCGCTTGTCGCCGGGTCCATGGTGAAGACCGCCATGGCAGCGGAGGAAATGCAGTCCGCCTTCAATGTCTCGTTTGGCAGCATGGCGGCCGAAACTGAAAAGTGGGCTGAGACGACCGGCGACGCCATGGGCCGGTCCACGTACGAACTTCAGGAAGCCGCGTCTGCCTTCAATGGCCTGTTCAAGGCGGGCGGCCCGGCGACCGAACAGGCCACGGAAATGGCCAAACAGTTCACGGTCCTGGCCCAGGACTTGGCGTCGTTCTTCGACATGAACCCGGAAGAGGCCATGCAGGCCCTGCGGTCTGGTCTGTCCGGCGAGGCCGAACCCTTGCGCCGCTTCAACGTGTACCTAACCGAAGGGAGCGTGAAGGCCGAAGCGTACGCCATGGGGCTGGCCAAGGCTGGCGCGGAACTGACCGAACAGCAGAAAATCCAAGCCCGCGCGTCCCTGATTATGAAGGGCACGCAAGAGGCCCAGGGCGACGTGATCCGCACCGGGGATTCCGCGACGAACACCGTCCGGTCCCTGCAATCGGCATGGAACGAACTGAGCGTGACCCTGGGCAGCAAGATTCTGCCGGTCTTCACGCCCATTGTGGGCTTCGTCCAGAAAATCGTGGAGGGCTTCGGCAACCTGAACCCGCAGCTGCAAACCGCGCTGCTGGTCTTCGGTGGTATCGCCATCGCCGCCGGTCCCATCATCGTGGCCTTGGGGTCCATCGTTTCGGCCATCGGCACCCTGATTCCGGTGGTCATGGGGCTGGCCGGTGCCCTTGGCATGACGGCGGGCGCGGGCGGCCTCGCCTATGCCATCGGCTTCATCATTGGCACCGTGGCCCCGTTCGTCGCCGCCTTCGCGGCCATCGGCGCGGCTGTGTACGTCTTCCGCGAACAGATCGCGGCTTTCCTGTCGTCCGCCTGGGCGGCGTTCAAGGAAGCCCTGGGGCCGTCTCTGACCGGGCTGCTGAACGACGTGAAGGGCCTGCTGGCCACCTTGGGCGCGGCCTTTAAGCAGGTCATGGGTTCCGACGTGGGCACGGCCATTAAAGCCGTCATGGGCTTCCTGACCGACCTTGCGGCCATCGTCGGAAAGGTCTTCGGGGAAGTCATCGGCCGGGCGCTCGCCGTCTTCGTGGAGACGTTCCGGGGCGTGGTCCGCCATGTGACCAATGTGGTGGCCCTGGTCGCCGCTGTGCTGCGCGGCGACTGGAAGGGCGCGTGGGACGCCGCCGTGCGCATCCTGACCAATGTGGTGGACACCTTCCTGAACGTGCTGGACCTGCTGCTGCCGGGGGCAAAGGAAGCCGTCCTGGGCATGGTCAACGCCGTGCGCGGGTGGTTCGTGAACAATCTGGCCCCCGTGTTCGCCTGGATTGGCGAGCGAGCGGGCGGCGTCATGGAGGCGTTCGGATCGGCCTTCCGGGGGGCCGTCCAGTTCGCGAAAGACCTGTACGACGGCGTGAAGGCGTGGGTGCAGGATCGCTTGGGGCCGCTGATCGAATGGGCCGCTAACCGCATCCGCGACCTGCGCGCCGCGTTCGGGGCGCTGGCGAAAGACGCCCAGGCCCCCGGTGACCCCGCCGCTGCCCCAGCACCGGCCCCGGCCGCCGCCCCGGCCCCGCGTGCCCCGGCAGCCCCGCCCGCGCCTGCCGCCCCTGCTGGGGGCGGTGGTGGCGGTCGTGCGAACAGCGAAGCCAGCAAGGCGGCCCGCGAATACGCCACGGCGCTGGCCGACCTGAAGGAAAAGCTGGACCCCGTGTCCGCAGCCCTTGCCGCCTATAACGAAACCCTGGGCGTCGCCCGCCGGGGCGGTGTGGACATGACGGCCGCCACGAACCTGCTGGCCCGCGAAGCCGTGGAAGCCGCAGGCGGGTGGGACAAGCTGAAGGACCGGCTGGACACCCTGCCGCCCGCCGTGGCCGCCGCCGCCCGAGCCATGCGCATGGAGGAAATCAAGGATTCCGTTCAGGCCCTGGCCGACATGGCCGACCCGCTGGCCGCTGCCGTGCGCGAGTACACGGCGCAGATCGCCTTGGCGAAGGAAGGCGGCCTGGACCTCGCCACGGTGGAACCCGTGGTGGCCCAGGCGGCGTTTGACGCGGCCGGGGGGCTAGACGTGTGGCGGAACAGCCTCGCCCAGCTGCCGCCTGCGCTGCGCGCCGCCGCCGACGCGGCGCTGGCCGCCGAAGGGTCGGAGTATCGCGCCGACCTCATGAAGACCGGGCAGCAGCTGACCCTGACTTACGACGCCCAGCTGGCCTATAACGAGGAAGTCAAAAAGCTGCGCGAACTGCTGAACGCGGGCGCTATCAGCCAATACACCTTCAACGCGGCGATGACCGACGCCCAGGAATCGTTCCGCCGCCATCTGGCGGACACGAACCCGGCCATGCGCGCCCGCTTCAACGCCATTGAGGCCACGGCCGACGCCCTGGAAGACGTGGCGACCGGCACGAAGACGTGGCAGGACGCATGGAAGGAACTGATGAAGGAACTGCTGCGCATTCTGGTGATTCAACCGATCATCGACCGCATGAAGGCGTCCATGATGAACTGGGCGACCCCCAGCGCGGCCGGTCCTACGGGCGGGGCCGGTGGTGCGGGCTTCCTGGGCACCATAGGCGGCATCGCAAAGGGCATCGGATCGCTGTTCGGCGGCTTCCGCGCTGAAGGTGGCCCGGTGGTCCCTGGCCGGGTGTACATGGTGGGCGAGGAAGGCCCCGAACCTTTCATCCCGAAGACCTCGGGCACCATCCTGCCCCACGGCAGCATGGGCGACGGCGGCCCCGTGGCCCCGCAAATCACCGTGTACGCGCCGGACGCTCTCACGGCGGCCTGGATCAAGTCCGCTATCAGCGACGCCTACAACGCCGCCGTTCGCGACGGGGCCAGCGCCGGGGTCCAGATCGCCCGTTCCGTCATCCCCGAAGAAATGGCGCGCAACGCCGCGTCCAGCTTCGTTTAAACAGGGGCACCGAATGGCCTTCGATTTTCCAAACGACCTTGGCCCGCGCAAAATGAAGGTGCGGCTGCTGTCCAACGTGATCGAGCCGGAATCCAACGGCATCGGTGCGGATCAACGCTTCGCCCAGCCGGGGAGCAAGTTCGCCGTGGACATGACGTACCCGCCCATGGAGTACGGCCGCGCCCGCCGACTGGTGGCCGCGCTGCTGCGGGCTGAGACGGAAGAAACGGTGATTTATTTTCGTCAGCCGGGCCTTTCCGCTGCCCAGCAGGCTGCCGTGGGTCATCGCGGCTTCGCCTCGCCGTCGTCCGCGAATGCCACCGTGGTGAACTTGGACGGGGCAGCGGCGACTATTCTTGCCGGTCAGTTCGCCACGCTTGTGTCCACTGACGGCCGCGCGCGTCTAGTCGCGGCCGTTCAGACCAATGCCGTGCCCGGTCCTATCGTCATTCGCCCGCCCTTGCGCATTCCAACGTCTGAAGCGGTGGGCCTGGATTTTATCAGCGTCCGCCTTCAGGGCTTTGGTCCCAAGGGGGTGGAATGGGACGTGGACGAAGCCCACCACTACGGCCTGTCGTTCAGCATCAAGGAGCGCGTATGACCACGCCCGCTATGGACTTTGCGCTGGAACAGGCGTTCGTCCCCGACTTCGCGGCGGTGGAAGTCCGCTTGCCGTTCTACACCCTGCGCCTGCTGGCCGGTGGTTCGCAGGTCACCTTCATGGTGCCGGACCTGCTGACCGACATTCCCGCGCCGCAGACGTTCTTCGGTGAAGACGAGGTGTACGGCACCCTGGGCAGCTTGGAGGCGACCAGCGAAGGGCTGGGCACCGTCTCGCCTAAAATGCGGCTGGCCATCAACCCGCCGACCCACGCCGCCGCCGCGCAGCTGAACCTGCCCACCAATCAGATGGCGCAAACCCGGCTGTGGTACGGCGTGCTGAACCCCGAAACCGGGGAAGTCATCGGGACGGAACTTCAGTTCTGGGGCTTCCTCAATCAGCCCCGCTTCATCGGCGGCCAGCAGAACCGGGCCGTGGAATACGACGTGTCCAGCGTGCTGGATTTTCTGTTCGCCAATGACGAAGGCCAGCGCCTGAACCACCAGACGCTGACGAAGGCGTTTCCGGGGGCGCGGGGCCTGGAATACGTGTCCGACATTGAACGGACCCTGCCCTGGGGGTCCGACGCCGCCCGCTCGCCCCTTATCAGCGCCGCGAATGGCAACTACGCCGCATCGCCTGCGCCCGGCCCTACAGCTGAAGGAAGCGCCCAGGCGTACCTTCGCGGCGGCCTGCTGGGCCTTATGGCTTATCGCGCGCAGTTCTGAACCGAGTAACACGGACCATGAAAACCCTTATTGATCGCCTCGCTATCACCCAAGCGACCCATGACCGCTTCGCCGGTCGCGTCTTCGACTGGAAGGATGCGGATTGCATTCGCCTGTTCAAGTTCCACGTCATGCGGGCCGGTCACCCCAACCCCCTGAAGGGCGTGCGCGAGTGGTCCGGGGAAATGG